AAGTTAGACAAAAATAAAAATGGGCGTATAGACGCTCAAGATTTTAAAATGCTTAGGGGAAGCAAAATGTATGGCGGAGGTAAATTTAAAGGTAAGATGAAATCTGGTGGCCGCCTAAACCAGCATCGTTAATATTAAATAAATAAATTAGACATGTTTAGAAAATTAAGACGTAAGCTAAGACGTAGAGGCGCTAAAGTAGGAGTCGCTAAATTAGCTAGAGCTTCCCGTAGAGGATCAAAAACCGCTTCAGGTTCATTAGTAAAAAGAGTAGTTAGTAGAGCTAAAGATTCAGTTGCTAGCAAAATGAGCGCTTCTGCAAGAAAAAGACGAAAAGTTCGTAGTATTGGTGGTGCGATTAGAAAGGTTCGAGAAGGTACTGCTGGAAAAATGGTTAAAAAGCCATTAAGAGTAAGAAGACCAGGAAGAGGTAAAGTTGGAAGTGCATCAAAAATGTTTGGTGGTATACGAAAAATGATGAAAGGTATGACCGAAGCTCAGAAAAAAGCTTTCCGCAAAAGAGCTCTTGCTAGTCGTCCCGTGCATAAAGCTGCTAAAAAAGGTGCGACAGGAGTTGTTCGTGCAGTAGGAAAAAAGGCTGCCAAAGCTGTAAAAGGAAACGTTAAAAGAACTAAAAACGTAGTTAAAAAAGTTACTGGCGCACAAAAGAAAATGAGAAGAAAAGTGTTTGGTGGCGTTAGACGTAGACTTAAAAGACGTTTTGGTTTTGATGCTGGTGGACGTTACGAACAGAAGATGTATGGCGGAGGTCGTATGGGTAGTGCTGACAAAGATTTTATGGGTGGAGGTATGATGAAAAAATCATACGGAAACGGTGGTAAAAACAAGTCAGGCGGAAGCTATCGTCAATTAGACTAATGTCTAAAAATAAAAAGCCCGATTTAAACAACCTCAGATATAGGTATAACAAACTATACAAGAAGGGTGATTATCGCAAGGCAAAACAGGTTAGTGATTACGCTAAGTCTATTCATGGATTTGATATAGATGAGGCGTATCACTCTAACCTAGAAACAAAACAGGATCCACGTGATCCTTTTGGTATAGGTAAAACAAAGAGAATAAAATATGGGTAGAGCAAAAAAAGATCCGCAAAGGTATAGGCCAGTTGCAAATCATGGCCATCCTGATCTTAGCCCTGACTCTGTAGCTTACCAAGAATATTGGGAACAAGAACTTGATAGATGTATCAATGGTTTTAAGCCCAAAGGAATGAATAAAATATCAGGTAAATATTATTTTTACTTGAATTATTACAAGATACTTGGAAACGATGGTTCGACAGGATCACGTAAAACTTTAATAAGTCCCTGGTATCGTCAAATGGATCATGAATACTTTGATACGTTTGAGCAATGTAAAGAAGATGGAACAGGTATGATTGTGATCAAAGCCCGTGATAAAGGTTTTAGTTACATGAACTCTGGGATGATTGCGCATGAATACACGTTCTTTCCATTTAATGATGTAGGTATAGCAGCTGGTCTGCAAGCTACAGCAGATGCGTTCTTTGATAAAACTAAAAAAGGTTTGAATGGACTACACTCCAACTTTAAACATTCTGTTCTTAAAGATACAGACGGTATATTACGATCTGGGTACAAACAAAAGAACAAAGATGGAAAGTGGGAGATAGGAGGTTATCAATCTACGATAATATGCAGAACAATGGATAATCCAGAAGTATTTAAGGGTGAGCGTGTATCTCTTATGATATTTGAAGAGGCTGGAGAGTTCAAGCATTTAAAGAATGCGTATATGTCTTCTAAGGCTTGCTTCATGGACGGAAACTTGCAGTTTGGCGTTCCTGTAGTTGGAGGTACTGGTGGTGACATTACGAAAGCCTCCAAAGATTTTATGGACATGTATTATGAGTCAGATGCTTATAATCTTGTGCCTATGTTCATTCCAGCGTCTAGAGCTTACTATGGATTCTTTGACGTGGATACAGGCGAAGAGCATGTTACCGCAGCAGAAGAAGAGCTTATAGAAGAAAGAGATAATATCTCTGCATCAGGAGATAGAGAGGCTTATAACCTTCACATACAAAACTACCCATTAACTGTACAGGAAGCGTTCTTAAATACAAAAACCGCAAGATTTGACAATTCTTTACTTAACGCTCAAAGATCTAGAATACTTGGTAGTAAAGATTACAGAAGTCAAATACAATCAGGATTCTTAGATTGGGAGTTTGACGAAAATGAAGAGTTTACAGTAAGGTGGCGACCACATCCAGATGGACCTTATAAAATACTACATCACCCAGAAACACAATACAACCATTTAGATATAGGTGGGATTGACTCATATGATCAAGACAAAGCAGGGGCATCTGATTCTTTAGGATCGGCAATAATATACAGAAGGTTTCTTGATACTGATCATGCGCATGACTTAGTTATTGCGGAGTATACAGATAGGCCTGATAAAAAAGAAGACTTCTGGGACGGATGTTTAAAACTAGCAATATACTATAATTCAAAGATGCTAGTAGAATATACTAAGATAGGTATATTGGATTACTTTAAGCGTATGAATGCGTTAAAGTATTTAAAAGAAAAACCAGAGTCTGCACACAACCCTGGTACAAAAACAAGAAATAGATACGGTGTGCATATGAATAAGCAGGTAAAAGCTCTTATGGAAGATCTAATGGATGACTACATAAGAGAGAGCGTAGACGACATTTGGTTCTTAGATTTAATAGAAGAATTGTCTGTATACGGAACAAGAAATACTGACCGAGCTATAGCTTTTGGTTTATGTTTAATACACAATGTAGACAACTATAGAGTGCAAGCATCGGAAAAAGAAGAACCAGTACAAGACTGGGGATTCAAATATTATGAATTAGATAGAAACGGAGTACCACAAATAAAAGATTAATCATGGATAATAAGAAGTATTCATCATTCCCACAACACTTTATATCAGAAAAAGAAAAAACAGAAGAATGGTGTGATCAATGGATAAATGCAGTAGTAGGGTATATGTCATACTCGGAGTCTCCTTATAAGAACTCAAGAGTACATGATATACAAAGCTACAACATTTACAATGGACACATTGAGCTAAATGACTTCAAATATATTACCGAACAATACGGTATGGCTTATCCAGCTAGATTAGTTAACTATCCTATCATATCGCCTAAGATTGATTTATTAGTTGGTGAAGACCTTAGAAGACCTATGGACATTAAGGTTAATACAGTAAACAAAGAAGCTGTAATTAGAAAACAAGATGTTAAGGTATCACTAATTATGAAAGAGCTTGTTGGTGATATACAAAAAGACTTTGAAAAAAGCGTTGGCTTTGAAATACCTCAACCAACAGACATGGAGCTTCCTGATGACATAGAGGTGTATATGCGATATAACTATCGTGAGATGGTAGAGGAAACAGCTCAAGATGGTTTAGAGTATTTGATTAGCAGATACAACTATAGAGATATATTCAAAGAAGGATTTAGAGATCTTTTAATTACTGGTAAAGAGTTCTATCGTGTTGAGGTAAGAGATAATAATCCATTTGTACGTAGAGTAGATCCAAGATCTATTGTATATGATATAAGTGGTAATAGTGATTACTTAGATACATCAAGTTGGGTAGGTGAAGAAAGATGGTTAAACTATAATGAAATACTTGATGAGTTTAGAGATGAGCTTGATGCAGAGCAACTACAAGAGCTTTCTGATATGTATCAAGTAGGATCACAGGATGAGCTATCGTCTTATAATGATCCATTTGATTGGTTAGATTATGAAGATGGTCATGAAGTAAAAATTAGAGTTGTGTATGTTGAATGGAAATCAATAAAAGCTTTGAAGTTTAAGATTTCTGAAAACAAACATGATGAGTCTAGACCATTTATGAAGCAGGTCCCAGATGATTATAAAGCACGTAAAAATGAAACTGTACAAACAAAGTACGTTGATGATATTTGGGAAGCTACAAAAATAGGTGGCAAGATATTAGTAAGAGCAAGACGTAGACCTAACCAGGTTAGATCGGTAGATGACGTAGGTTCTACTCCTTTGTCATATGTAGGTGTAGTTAGAAATAATACAACTGGTCGTAGCGTATCTATGGTGTCTTTACTTAAGAACGTACAGATGTTATACAATGTTGTAATGTATCAAATTGAATTAGCACTAGCAAGATCTGGTGGTAAGGCGGTAGTATATGATGTATCACAACTGCCTACTAATATAGGTATGGATATACAATCTGTTCTTTATCACTTAAAAACTGATGGTATTATTCCAATCAATTCTAAAGATGAAGGTGGACAGCTACAATCATTTAATCAATTCCAGCAAATTGACTTTACTTTATCACAGTCTGTACAACAGCTAATCAACTTAAAAATGATGCTAGAGCAAACAGCAGGTCAAATATCTGGTGTATCACCTCAGCGTGAAGGAGCTGTAGGTCAATACGAATATGTTGGTAATGTTCAGCGTAGTGTAGTACAATCTGCTACTATTACAGAAAGCTGGTTCTATTCTCATGCAATGGTTAAGAAACGTGTGTTTGAAAGAGTTACTAATTTAATGAAAGTTTGTTGGGCTGGAGGAAAGAAAGCTAGTATTGTTCTTGGTGATGGTGCTTATAAGTTTTTAGATGTAATGCCAGATATTGCTTTACAAGACTACGGTATATTTATTGGCGATAGCGGTAAAGACGAATCTGTAAAACAAGTTATACAACAAATTGCACAATCAGCACTACAGAGTGGTCAAGTTGAATTACTTGATATTATCAAAGTACTAAAAGCTGATACTATGACTGAAGCAGAACATATACTGGAAAGAGCTTTAGATGAAATGAAGAAACAGCAAAAAGCTCAACAACAGCAACAACAAGCTTTAGCACAAGCACAACAAGAGGCTGCTGCTGCTGAACACGAACAAAGCTTACAGCTTGAACAAGTTAAAAATGAAGGTAAAATACAAGTTGCACAAATACAATCTGAAACAGATCTTAAGATTGCAGACATGAAATCAGATGATCAAAGAGAAATGGCTGATGTAGCACATTTAGTTAAAAATAAACAAATGTACCTGCAAAAAGCCTTAGATCAACAAGATCGAAGAGATGAGAAAGCTGAGAACATGGACAGTCAAGCAAATAAGGAAGCTTCTGAGGGTAGTGTATCTAGGCAGAGAAAACAACAGATACAAGAAACAATAAAAAATTCTTAGTATATTTGCAAATTAGGGAACAAAAAAAACTAAACATATGTCAGAAAAAGAAACAAATTTAGTAGAAGCAGCAGAGGCTGTAGAAACTACAACACAGGAAAGTGCAGCTGATACGTCAGCTACAGAAGAATCAACAGATAGTTCAGCATTTGATCCAGCAGCTTTTGCGAGTGATCAATTGATGGAGGAATTTCAAGGAAAATATAATGAAGAAGCAGCAGACAAAGCTGACGAAATTCAATCTTCTGAAGAAGCTGAAGAGCCTATTGAAAGAGAAGGCAATTTTGCTTGGGACGAAATTGAAGTTGATCAGCCAGAACAAGAAGAAGAAGTCCAAGAAGAAGTTGAAGAAGATTGGGACAGCGAGCCAGAAGCCGTTATTGAAACCCAGTCTGATCAAGAAGTGGAAGACGAAGAAGAGGTTGGAGAGCTAGATTGGTCTGCATTCGCAAGCGAACTTGGATTAGAGGGGGCAACAAAAGAAGATATTATTCAAGCTCTTAATTCACCATTCGTAGAGCAACCTAAAAATGAAACCATAGAAAAACTTAATGAGTATCTTGGTTACAGCGACAGAGAGCTTATAGCTGCTGAAATGAAGGTTGATGGAATGGAAGACTTCGAAATAGAAGAAGCGTTAGATAAGATGGAAGACTCTGGTGTCATGAAGCGTGAAGCTTATAGAATCAGAAGACAACTTAATAACGCTATAGAGCAAGAGAAAACTAAGTTCTTTAAAGAAAAGCAACAAGAAGAGCTTTCTAATAAAGAAAAAGTAGCAAGAAATAAAAAAGAATTACAGGGAACTCTAAAGGAAATGAAATCCTTTATGGGTGGAGCTGTAACAAAGACGCAAGCGAAAGAGGCTTACAACTATATTACGTCAGGTAAAATGGCTGAAGACATCTGGAAATCTCACGACAATGCTTCGGAGGTAGCGATGTTTATGCTATTTAAAGACAAGTTTGCTAAGATCCTTCGTTCGCAAGGCTTGGAAGATGGTAAGGCTAAAATATTAAATGAAATTACCGCTCCAAGTTTAAGCAGTAAATCAAGACCACGCACTAAAGTAAAAGGAAGCGGTTTTGATCCATCTGCATTTATGAGAGAGTAACTTACAATACGAAAGGGCGATGCCCAAAAGTTACGTAGAATACTCTGGATTATAAAAACAAGTGTTTATTAATTTTTTAAAAGTAATTTAAAATGGCAAGAATTTATAAAGGAACCTATGGTTCTGGAACTTCACCTGAGAATGCTTTGAACACAGCGCTTTTACAATACCCAGAGATTGCAAAAACGTTGATTCAACAGTATCCTCGTTATTCGGCAACTTATCTTCTAGAGAAGACAGGTCGTCATGCAAGTGAGAAAGTGTTAGGAGACAACTCCTTCGAGTGGAAAGTAATGGGACGTTACAACGCTCCTTCTTTTATGACTGGACACTTCTCAACAAACGGAACTACATTTACAGCAGCAGCTTCTGTAACTACCACAACTGGTAATACAATTGATGACGCTGATGCTAACGGAGATGTATTCTACTTAATCGTTGATGGTACTACTGGCGCAGGAACTGACGCTGCTAGAACTGGAGATTTCTTAAACAAGTTTGACATGGTTCGTTTCCAGTCTGGAGCTACAGCTTTAGTATTGGAAGATCCTATTGCAAACACATCTGCATCAGGTGCAGCAACTGACTTTATTGTTAAGTTTGAAATGGTTGGTGCTCATGATGGTACATCTGTAATAGCTGGTCTTAAAAGATCTGACGTTGCTGACGAAGCAATTGTTGCTTCTATTGGTTCAGCTTTCCCTAACGGTTCTAATGGAGCTGATGTAGGTGAAAACTACGTGTATCCAGATACTTACACTAACTTCTTAACTACAATGCGTAAGAAGTGTTCAGTAACAGGTAAAGACCTTACTGATGTAACTTGGATCGAAAACAATGGTCACCGTCTATGGTACTTTACTAAAGAGCAAATGATGATGGATGAGTTCATGTATCAGCAAGAACTTCAAAGATGGTATGGTCGTAGATCAGTTACTGATACTACAGCTCAAAGACCAGGCGCTTACTCTACTTCTTCTTTAGGTACTTCAGGTACTAAAGCATCAAGTATTGTAACAGGTGATGGTTTATTAGCTCAAATCGATTCTTCTAACCAAGCGTCTTACACATTAGGTGCTTTAACTGAAGACATCATTACTGAGTTTTTAGCTAAATTATCTTTAAATGCTACTAACGCTGAAGGTAACGAGTGGGTTGTATTCACAGGTACTGAAGGACGTTTAGCATTCCACAAGGCAATGAAAGACTTATTGATCGCTCCTTCTGGATCGTTCACAGGTGGATCAATGTCTGGTGTTAGTGGAGATGTATCTTTAGGTGCTAACTTTGTATCTTACGAAGCATTAGGAAACAAGCTTACAATGGCTTACTGTCCTGTATTCGATGATGCAAACATTCACAGCGCTGCTTCAGGTACTAACGCTTTCGGTGATAACCGATTGAAAGAATCTGCTAAAATGGTATTCCTTGATTTCGGTAAGACTTCAGGTGTATCTAACATTGAATTGATTACTAAAGGTGCTGAAGGTACTAACCGTTCTTTTATCAAAAAGTACGTTGCTGGTATGATCAATCCTTATGATCAAAAATCAATGATGTCTGCTAACGCTGATGACAAGTTTGAGTGTCACGTTATGTCAGA